TCCAACCGTCACACCCGGCCCTGCAATCCAGAGAAGTCGGACCCGTCAGCGCGGCCAACCGCCCAAAATCTGGGCCACAACATGCACATGACGACCAAGACAGGCATCAATCCCTGGCACCGGCGCACGCAAATCGACGGTCCTACAGTGCTCAAAGTCATGGGGCCGCAGTTCAGCGCAGCGACGGCCCGAGACCCGAGCCACAATCCCCATAGCACCGAAATCTGCCCGCGCTTTCCTCCTTGTCAGATTTGTCGCCGCTGAATGGCAAGCATCCAGCAGCCACAAACCTTAGACAAAGCAGTCGCGGGTCCAAATTCATCGTGCTATGGCTTCCCCGTTGCCAAGCCCTGACGTCAAGACCGCTACACGTCTGGAACCTGATGAGTAAAATCATGAAGAGATCCGCCTCTCGCGCCCGTTCCCTGTCAGTATGGGCAATTTCAATGCTGATTGCTCAACAGGGCATTGCCGCTGAATATACCGCGGGCGTTCGGCAGATGGTGGTTCCATCGGACGAGAGGAACACTGATCTTAAGGTGACAATCTGGTATCCGGCATCGTCAGGCGGCGAAGCTGTCATGCTGGGCGAGAACGTCTTTTTTAATGGGACGCCCGCCATGCAGGATGCACCGTTTATCGACGGAGAATTCCCTCTCGTTTTGCTGTCACATGGGGCGGGCCTTGCGGGACGCTCCGAGGCGATGAGCTGGATAGCGACCCCACTTGCCGAGAACGGATTCATCGTCGCCGCGCCCACCCATCCCGGCAATACTGGCCCCGACCGATCGGCGGCAGAAACGATGAAGCTCTGGCTACGACCCGCGGATATCTCGGATACGCTCGATGCAATCGAGGCAAGTCCGACCTTCCAACGGCATGTTGCCTCCGATCGTATCGGGGTTCTGGGCTTGTCGATGGGAGGCAATACCGCTCTGTCCCTTGCTGGCGCAAAACTCGAACCCGAGCTATTGGCGAGCTATTGCGACACCGATGAGCTCAACCCATCCCTGTGCGATTGGGTTCGCATGAGCGGCGTCGATCTCCATGCGATGGACAAGACGACCGCCGGTCGAGACAATACTGATCCCCGTGTCCGTTTCGCTATGGCAATCGATCCGGCCCCCGCGGATATATTTTCACCCGAGTCGCTCCCCGAGATTTCGATCCCTGTTTACGTCGTTAACTTGGGCTCGGCTTCTGAGATTCCAGCAAGCATTTAGGCCTCGGGGGTCGCAGCTGCAATTCAAGATTCGACCTATCAGGTGATCGAAGATGCAAGTCACTATTCGATCCTTGGAGAATGCAGACCGGGTGCAGCGGAGATAGCCATTGAAGAAGGTATCGAAGATCCGATCTGTGACGATGGAAAAGGAGTCTCTCGGTCTGCGATCCATGCCCAACTCATCGACGTTACCACGACCGTTTTTCACAGCGCACTCAGTCCAGAAGATTGATGCCTGTGAGATCCATCGGTTCCAACGCTGACCGAGGCGCAATTGCCACTTTCCAACCTGGCTGTGGCGGATCAGAGCCGTCTGAGTAACCTTGGCGCCGGATTGGTCTGGCAAAACGAATGGCGAGAAAGGGCTCGACCCGGTCATGCGGCGCTTAGGCGGGGCGCGCACGCGTCGCCCAGGTGCGCAGTCAATCTCGGCCCATACCTGCCTTTGACCGGGCACGTGTTTGCTGCGGCGCAGCTTCCCAAAACAGACATTGGCTCATTCTGGCAAACATGGCTTTGCTGTTTGATCCGATGCGTCCCGCATCATGCCCAAGCGATCGTCTCGACAAATTTTACTTTCCTTCGGGGCTTACTAGAGACACCTATTCCCGTTAGCGTCGCGGAATGACACAATGCCCCAGTTCTCCGATCCGAAACGAACGAGTATCCATCGCCGACGCTGAGATAAGTATCGATGGGTTTACGCTCATGGAAGTGCTCGGTAGCGGCGCAAACGGTACGGTTTTCAGAGCCAAGGACACCCTACTCAGGCGAGACGTCGCTATTAAGATTTGGAACCTGAATGGCTTGGAGCGCTCAAGGGACGAAATCTCAAAAATCGCCCAGTTTCAGCACCCGTTGATAGTTTCAACGTACCTGTTTGATTATGCTGGTGGCGTTCCATATGGAGTGATGGAACTGGTCGAAGGAATGACCGGCAAGAAATGGCTGGAAAAAGGTCCCGACCTTCGAGCCCGAATGCGTTTTTGGGGTCGTTACTCTGAGGCTCTTGGCATTTTGCACCGTTCCGGGACAGTTCATGGCGACCCACACTTGGGAAATGTATTACTGTCAGGCTCAGGCTGCGAGTCGATGCAAACGGGTTCTGGCACAGGCTTTGTTTTCAAGCTGGCAGATACTGGAACCAGCGTCTTTTGGGGTAACCACGATGACTTCGAGACCCGGGAAGAGAAGTTGATCGTTGAAACGGCCAGAAAGCTATTCAAACCTTTTGGACTGGGGAAGGTGTTTAAAATCCCAACGAACATTTCATATGCGCTGGCGGTTAGCCTCATCGATCGGTTCGTCGAGTATCTTTGGCGAGTGTATGAATGTGTTGATTGGGACAGGCGAAGTGAAAATGCAACCTTCATTGCAGAGCATATCATCGCAACACCCTTGTTTGATATCCATGCGGCGGTCAAACAGGTTGAAAAGTCCGGTGTCACCGACGCTGGGCGACTTTGCCGACGCGTGAACGCAAACCTTGTAAACGGAGGTATTTTGGACTTGGATCAAGATGAGTTCCGTTCTGACGCTTTGGTGGAATTTGAAGCAAAGAAAGCCGCCCTAATCACATCTTTGAAGGAACGGACACACCCGGGCTTTGGGGTTGAACATCCTGGAATGTCATCATTTCGCTTCGCTCACTGGTATTAGGATTGCAGCGGCCCAAAGCTGTCTTTGGCGAGCCGATCAGGATGCCGAGGTGCGGCCCGTCGAACTAGCCATTCGCTGCGACTGCAAAATCTCAACGCAAGCGAACTCATAGTCTGCGGAATTTGATGACTTTCGCTGCGGTTGCTCCGACTGTCGCTGTCGGCCTCTTACCGCCAATCGACACTCAATTCATCGTCGTATCTGAGGGGCATGACCATCATGACTTCCAGATTGGAGAAAAGGCGGCCCAGACGTTCGCGCGCAACGTCATACCCAAAAGTTGATTCTTCCATCATCATCTCGATTTCCGCTCTGGGTTTTTCCTCAATCAGGCCAAGCACATAAATGAAGAAGGCGTGGACATCATGGTATCGAGCGAGCACACCGGCAACATCGAATACCGCCTCTCTGTTCTTGAATAATTCGAGGATTGGATCAGCACCTCTTTCGTAGAGCGGCGTAAAACGGTCGAAGTAGACTGTTTCGATGGCGTCCTTGCCAGGATCAATGTTTCCATGGAGGTTATGATTCCGGCGATCCATAACCCGTTTGAACGCTTTGTATTCATCGCTGTTGGGATCGACCCCTGCTGAGAAGTATTTGCATTTCAAGTGCAGGTCGAAGACCCTCGTATCAATTGGTTGCCGGATATAGTGTTCATACTGTCTCGGGTTGCTCTTCAGCTCGTCCTTTCGGCTCATGAATATCACGAGATTGATGAATGCCTCAGCTAGTACTGGCGTAATCAAATCGAGTGAGAGCGATGCACCAAACACCCTGTCCGCTCGCTTCCCTATCTTCTCAACTTGTTTGGAGTAGCGCTTGATGCCTGCGTCGGACCGACGCTTTCCCGGAGTGAAGTCGGGAAGGTCTTGCTCATCTGTCAATATTTCGTGGAAACCAGCGCAGGTATCCGCGATCAACGCAAATCGGTTCGAGACAACGCTCCACTTTTCGAGTGTCGCGCCGACTGCCGCCATTTTGCTACCACAGCGGCGGAAATCGACCTTCAGCGCCTTTGCGAATTTTACCCAGTTCTTGGACGACATCCGCCTGCCAAAAACCGCGACATGGACATCGCGGTTCCCTCCCTGCAAGTAAATCCAAGCCTCACCCGCTCTTAACAGGTAGTCCCAATGGAAAAGGTTGTCGCTGTCGTGCGGTTTCTTTGCCATCGTTTGGAAACCGTAGGGTTGGCCAAAACGGGCAACAAGGTATTTGTAGACAGACAGTGGCGAGAGCTGCTTGCGAAAGACGAGCATGCTGCCACTAGGTTTCCCAGTCGTCTTTGGGCGATCCATGAAATCAAGCATCTCTCTTGGAGAGGGCTTTTCCCAATGCTCAGGTTCAAAGATCATCAGTGGTTATCGCCTCTTCATGCACATTACTCAAAACGATAGCCGACATCTGAACAGGTTGCAGCATGCTTCTATACGGGCACTGCGCAGACTTGCGGTGGCGCAGCATAGTCCCTGAGAAGCCTGCAGTCTGAATGTCGGCTTCCGTCCTGACGCTCAGATCTGTTCGCTGCCGCAGAGAAAGTCCGCAACCCGCCCTTCCTGCAAAACGCGTTTGCAGACGCAGCGAAAACTGAGCAGGTGCGGCGAGCGGCGGGAAGGTCCGCGATGCAGGCACTCCCGCGCGCCGCGTTGAAGGTACGTTTTGGGTCGGAAATACTTAGCAGCTGGGTCAGGATTGGTTGGGATTGACTCCCGAAAGAATGCAGAAATTCAGGGGCTCGAGTCGCTTTCGTGTGGCATTCGACAGCCGATCATTACAGCGAGTAAAACGCGCAATGAAAGACACAAGGTGAACGAAACCAAGTCAGTCCTATTATCGGCCCTTTGCGTCACCGACCCGCGCTCCATGACAATGGTCAATGGATCGTAGGCATGCATGCGATCGTCTCCGCGCGTTCAATCATCCGCATGACTGTTCTAAGGCTCGGCAAGCGTGCCCGTGGAGGAAGCGATGCCAAACTCTCCTCAATCGCAGATATTGCGAGGTCCGGAAGCTTTCTTCGCTCGGCTTCGCGGCGCGCGAAATCCTGCAGGTCCTCTCGCGATATATCGGAAAGCTGCAACGGCGGGCACCTGCTGAGGAGTGGTTCGGGCAATCCCTCAATACTGTTTGCTGTGAGAACCCACCCGACCCAAGACATATCAAACTGGATACGGAAATATGGACAATGCCATGTCGAGGCGGTCGATAACTCAAGCAGCGGCAATAGGGCGTCGGTGATGCTAAACCGGATTCCCTTGCTGGAATACACGTCGCCCGCCTTCTCGACCTCATCAACCACCACGATCGGACTTGCGTTCTTCTCTCGAAGAATAGTCGTCACGACCTTCCCTGGTTCGCCGTTCGCCCACCCACGCTGTGATCCGACAATTGAAAAGCTCGCCGGTTCCGATGTCGCCTCGACCATGGAAGTGGGGCGCTCGAGGTACTCTGCGAGCCGACGCGCCCAGAAGGACTTGCCGATACCGGGCGGCCCGACCAGAAGGAGTGCTGGAAAACGAAAGCCCGGCTCATCGCAACGGACCGACCGCCGCATTGCGTGCCACACGCATTCAGTGGCCGGGGCCATCCATGGCATCTCTTCGTGAAGACTAGAAGCGACAACGTCCGCCTCGTGCTCGTTCGAAATACCGCTGACTGTCAGGCCGTGCCTTAGCCCTTCCAATCGAGCTCGATCCTGATCTTTGAGATGGTCCATGCCCGTTGAGGCATGCAGCCGCTCAAGATATGCCATTGCCCGATTGGCGATGCGGATCTTCTCCCTTCTCGAGACGATCGCATGCGGCGCGAGTTTGTCGTCTTCGGAGATGCGACCAGCCGAGAATTCGGCTTCCTGTCGGGAAATACGAAGGTCTTTGAGAAAGCGTTGAAGCCGTTGCTCCACGTCGTCGAGGCGAGGAATATTCTCGTAGAAACGAACGTTGGAAAATGGGATCTTCGTCGTCTTCGGCATGGAAGTGTCCTTTCGACATACGGCGCCACGCGGTTCGAGCGCGGGCTGACCCCGCCTGTTCAGGCGGTGGACGCGGTTAATGTGAAAGGCTCCGGAACCTTGGAACAGACGATGAACACCAAGGCTTGAACGAGTCAACTCGGGCGCCGCTGCGAGCAGATCTCAGTGAGTTTGAGCGGGAATTCTCGACCAATCAAATTTTCAATATGCTGATTTTAAATGATATTTCATTGAGGAACAAACCTTTGGACTTTTGGCCTTAAGAAAATTCGGCAGGCTGTGTTAGCGCTAGCGCAGTAAAGCTGACTTTCTTCGCAAAACCGGTGTTTGGATTTCGTTCTCCAACTGCACGATGGCGACCCCGGCAGGAGTGCCAGAAAGCCCGAAAACACACGATAAATCGTTGCCAGCGGAAACAAGGACCGCGACGGCAGAACAGCTACTTACGATGGAGTGGAAAAGCGATGACCAGATGCAACGTCAGGATCGAAGACCAGCACTTTCACGAGATGCACCATGCGCTCGGCAATCCGTGGCCGGATGAGATCGCGGGCGAAACATACCGAAACTACTTCGCCACCGATGCTGACAGCGACACAGCTGATCGCATGCGAGCCTCGTCTCACTGGACAAACGGAAGTGCCAAGTTTGGCATGATTTACTTCCACGTCACTGATGAAGGAAGGCGGGCGTTGCTCAAGTTCATGCGCGATCATGTGGCCATCCCGGCCCGATACATAGTCACCTATCGCCACCACAATGGTAGCAGCGTTGTGGCCGCTAAGAACCGTTCTGCCGCACGCTACGCAGCTTATCAGCACGCGGATGTAGACTGGCCGTTCATGGAGTTTGCCGCAAACATACGGTCAATCACGCTTTACGCACCGGCACTCACCCCCGCCTAGGCCGGTGTCCCTGCAAAGGAAGAGAAGGGAAGACGATGACGGATGATCTGGTGAAGCGGCTGCGGGCCGCCTATAGCCGTTGGAGCAACCCACCATCGCCAGAGCTACCGGACGGCGCTCGCATCGTCCTTGAGGCCGCGGATCGCATCGAGCAGTTGGAGGCAGCACTGCGGGACGTAACCGAGCGGCATCAAGTGACGCATTGCCACGCCGCCGCCCGCGCCGCTCTCGCCCCACAGCGAGGTTAGAGCGCTTCCCTCACGTTCCGTCTCATCACGCGTACCAGTCCCAGAGAGCCGGCGCCCTCAGATACTCGCGCCATTCGTCGTAGGTGCGCGGCGGCGTGGGTTTGCGGAACGGAGCGCCATCCAGAATTGCACCGCTGCGCCAATCGAGATGCTGCCGGGGTCCAGCACGATGCTCGCCGCTGTTGACCGGAGACCCGTCGCCAAACTCCAGGGGCGAGCCGTCTGCCCGCTTAAGATCACCAACCCGCAGCCGGTAATCATGTGTCGCCGGATCGCCCGAGAACAGACGGGCGATGTCCGCCTCGGTCAGCCTGATTGAGTTCTGGTCGATTCCGTCGGACGCCATCGCCGAAAGGTAGGTCTGCCAGTTGGCCTCAGTGTCGATGCGATATTGCGTGCCATCGACCCGGATCGACGGAATACTTGAGCCGGCCAGTATATAGACGTTGTAATCCATATCAATCGGCCCGCTGCTCGGCAGGTCTATATTCACAAGATCGCTAATGCCGGTGACCGTTTCGCGTCGATTAATGACGATGTTATGCGACCACGTCAGACCCCCACCAACAGCAGAAAACACCGCGGCCCTTACATTATAGTCGTCAAGCCAGTGCAGATTGTTTCGGAACGCGGGCTGGCACAATGCTGAGAACAAGGCATGAGCTGCCTGCGACCCCGGAGCCAAGTGGAAAACGCAGTCCTCGACCGTATTGATCGGCGGATTTTCGGTGTTCGCTGAATAGCCTGCTGGAGCGGCAAGATAGAGTCCGTAAATACCGATCCCGAAAAACAGACCTCGTCTGATGTCACCGTAGCGGTCTGGGTTCGCGACCGTGCTGTGCGGAATTTGGACGAATCCGTCTTGACCGAAAAACTCGGTTTCTTCCCATTCTGGCGTCGCGAGCGCGCCGTTCCAGACATACCCAGTCGCAACGTTGTTCGCGATCACCACCGCATAGTCGCGATCCGAGCCGGTCACTGCATTCAGAGCGGACACACTCGTGTAAACCTGCACATCGTCGGCCGTCGCGAGGTAATCGGACACGTCCAGCTTGCCGCGAATACTAGTGCTGATCTTGCCGCCATTGTGCACAAAGGGTTGGTGCAGGGTGATATTGCGTAGGCCGGTGCCGCCGGCCGCGCCGCTGTCGTGACAATAGACCGCCTCATTGCCGCCGCGATAGTAATCCGGCCAGATCACGTGCAATCGCGTGGCCTCGGCATCTGCCAGCGGGCCGGCGTCGCGATAGACTGTGATCGGAATCGGTCCAGCGCGCGGCGTTTGAACAGCAGCGAAAGCACCGGTGTCTTCCATCGTGCCGCACCCGATGATCAGGTTGTGCTTCGGGCCCCAGGCAGCGCCGCATCGCACAAGACGGGCGTCGTCTCCGCTCACAATCGAGCCGTGCCCGTCCACTTGCCTCTGCGCGATCACACCCTCTATCGTCACGCTGTCCATAAGGAAATCGGGCGTGCTGGCGAGCTGGTCGAACGTCCCGATCCCGCCCTTGTATTTCGCGATCCGGATCGTCTTGCCGCTGAACGTGTCGCCACGCGGGCGGTAGAACAACGTCACCAGTTGATCATTTGCGCCGGCGGCGGTGTCATCGTCGCCCCGCACGCCGACGTGCAGCCTCCCTGGCTTTGCATTCGCGGCGGTCTTGTCTTCCGCGTATTCCGACGGGAAGACCCGACCCGTGGATGTTTCGACCTCGAACACGGTGAATTCCGGGTCGTTGATCATACGCACGGCGTCCTCCCATTCCCAGTCGAGTGAGTAGAGATTACCGGTTGCAGCGGACCAAGCGCCGGATGAAACAGCCTCAGAGCACTCAAAAACCGGAAGCTCGCCTTCGCCTGCACCAACGATTGAGCGCACACCGCCGGGAAACTCCAGCGTGCGGCCCTCGAACGCGCTGCCCGTCTGGATCGCAACGCCGGAATCCGCGTGCGGGCATAGGTAGGCCAGCCAGGTGTCGGACGACGCGGACAGATCATTGCCAGCGAAGCCCCGCACATACGCAGTCGCGGTATCGCCGCGCGGGTTCTCCACAAAATAGGCCGCGCCGCTCGCAGCGGCCACATCGGCAATGCTGGTCTTGCGTTCGATCTGGTTCGGACGCCCGATCGGGTCGCTTGCCGCCACGTAGGCAATTGCCCATTCCGCCTCGGGCGGTGCGGCCGTCGCGCCTCGTGTCAGCGTGATTTCGTAGACCCCTGATTGTCCGCTGACAGCCGCAAAATCACCGTTGCTCAGCGTCTCCCGCCGGATCAATCCGGCGACGGTCTGCTTTGCCACGGTCGACTTGTGGCCCCGCCCCGCATCGTCTGGGGCGTTTCCATCGAGCCAGAAACGCGACCCGGTCGCCAGACCTGCCACTCGACCGCGCTTCGTTTCATCCCGGGCACGCCGAGCACCGGAACCCTCATGGTCAAGCGAGACCCGTTGCCAAGACGTGTCGCCCAGATCGGCGCTGTTTTTCAGCAGAGCTGTCGCGGCCGTGCCGCCGACCGGCAAGTCCGCCTTCTGATGGTCGGCGGCCAATCCGATCTTGAGATCGATCTGCGTCAGTTCGCGCCCGGAAACCGACGAAAACGACCCGCTCTTTCCGTAGAGGCGCAGGCTGTCGAACCCTTTTGCCACGCCCAACACGCTCTGAACCGGCAGCGCAAAGGTCCGCGTCGTGCCGCCGCCCCTGAAGTCGAGAAGGATATCCTCAATCTCGGTCCATGCGTCCTCTTCGAAACGATTCCGCATCTGCACGGCGAACGTCCCGTGATCATTGTTGAACGCACCGGCCACCGTCACGGTGATTTCGGAGGCGATGACGCGGCTCCCGCGCGGCCATTCAATCGCGTAAATGTGCCGATCCGCCTCCGTGCCCGCGCCGTCGTTCGCGCCGGAAAAGCCGAGAACAGTCGCGTTGCTGCCGTCGATCAGATTGGCGGGTTCTGCGCTGGTCCCTTGCGCGCGCGCCGAGAGGATCTCGCGACGATCGCCTTCACCGCCAAGACCGGAATATGCTGTATCCGGAAAAATACGCGTGAGGGCGTCCTGAACATCGGATTGCAAGCTGCTCTGATCGCTGAATAGCGTCCAATTGACGTCATCCGTGCCGAGCGTCGTCACGGTGCTGCGGGCGAAGTAGGTCCGGCCGCCGTTGGTCGTGCCGCCGTCGACGTAGACCAGGGCCGCGCGCACCTCGGCTGCGGCGTTCATGTCGGTGGCGCGCGACCATGCACCCGAGGCCGAGACGTAGATCCCGTTCTCGGCTGCGTCGCTCTGATCCTTCACCAGCACCCGCGAGCCGGACGTGGTCACCCCGTCGATCGTCTGCTCGCCGGACAGGGTGATGTTGCCGGTCGTTGCCGCAGCGACCGGGCCTCCCGGCACAGGCCGCGTTCCGGTCACGGCAAGCTGTTCAACGGAGTTTACGCGATCTTCAAGTCCCGAAGCCTCGCCGCCGATAAGTGTGTTCAGATCAACCATGTCTTACTCCGCCTCGTAGGTGACGTATTCGCCGTCGTAGGTGACGGGCTCGCCGTTGTAGAAAACTGCGTTTGCAGGAATACCCCCGCCCCGCCGATTGCCCAGCCCGAGATATAGCCCTAGCCTCATGATGTGCCCCTATTCGATACCTTGACGCTCAGGATCTCGCCTGCCGATTGCTTTATTCGGATTGTAGGATATAATTGACGGGCCGGAAAGGCGTTGCTGCGCCTGACCGACCCTAACCACATTGCGATGATTGGAGCATCGAACATGGCTAAAAAGCCCCTACCCTGCCCGACTGTCCTGCGTCAACTGCTTGACTACAACCCCGAAACCGGAGTCCTGACTTGGAAGCATCGGCCTACCTGGGTTTACAAGCCCAAGAAGGTCTCTCCGCAAACTCGCGCTAACAGATGGAATGCCACGTGGTCTGGAAAGCCCGCGCTGAACCTTGTGCGAAGTGGCTACAAAGGTGGATCTATTTTCTCCGTAACCGTCGAGGCACAGCGCGTCGCTTGGGCTATATACTACGGCGAGTGGCCGAGCGACCGGCACATTGACCACATCAACGGAGATCCGACCGACAACCGGATCTGCAACCTGCGACTTGCTACGCGCTCTCAGAACAACCAGAACGTCCGATCCGCCAAGGGCTCTTCATCGCGCTACAAGGGCGTGGCGTGGGATAAGTCGCGCGGCAAGTGGACGGCCGGCATCAAGCACAATTACAAGCGTCACAACCTCGGGCGCTTTGACTGCGAAGAAGAGGCAGCCCGCGCTCACGATGCGGCGGCGCTACGGATCTATGGCGAATACGCCAAACTCAATTTCCCGCCAGCCCCGCTGTAAACTTGACGCGAGCGAACACCTCGGCTTCGTCGCGCATGGCTTCGATATCCTCGGATGAGATCATTGCGTTTCCGTGCTGTTGTGTTACGATTTCAGAGTAAATGCGGCGTGCCCGAGCGGTCTAAGGGTGAGGGACGCCAAAAGCCGGATAGCGCCGGACCGTGGGTTCGAATCCCACCGCCGCATTTACTTTCCACACCCCGCCTCAGTGATAATCACCACGTCCGTTGCGGGCTCTCCTACAGCGTCAGGAGTGGCCTCCAGGTTGCTTTCCAACCCGGCCCGCAATTCCGTGACAGGCACTCTCAGCGCCCCGCACATGGCCTCGTCAGTCGCAATCACCGAGCAGCCGGTCGCGCCAGTTAGCGCCAGCACAGCGAGAATTCGCATCGTCAATCCTTTCCCGTGTTTCGATGGTATCGCGCGCGCGGTCCAACTCAGCGGCATCGCGGCCGGTGAAATACATCCACGTCAGGGCAGTGACGCAGAACACGATGATTGCGCCGGGTATCCAGAGGTTCATCGCGCCACCTTTGTGTTCCGATAGGCAACGTATCCTGTCACAACCGCCATGATCCAAATCCCCGCAGCGCTGTCGGCATAGACAAACAGCCACGCGGCAACGCCAGCGAGGGCCAGTTTCGCCACCCACCAGAGCCGCCCGAAATACGACATGAAGAAACGCACGACGGGGTTAGCCTCACGCCCGCCCCGCTCCAGCGCCTCTATCGTGGTGATGATGTCGAACAGCGTAGCAATGCCAAATGCGATGAGAGCGGCGGTCATGTGGTCCATCCGTTCTTCTTCGCAACGGAATACACCGCCTCTGTCACAGCGCCGATCAACGCACCGGCAATGGCGAGGTAATCCGGATCAACGGCAATAGCCTGTCCAGTTTCTGGGCTGACAACACCGTAGGCGACGAGAGCGCCAGCGAAATACCGCATGGCAATGCGCGCCAGCGGGGCAACGGGAATGGTCATTTGCGACCTCCGAAGATGCTGAAGGGGCGACCGGAGCCGCCCCGATTGAGTCATACAAAGTTGGCTTTGACAGCCCACATTGCCGCTTGCTCATAGTTCGTCAGCGCAATAGAGCGCTGTCGGTTTTCCGGAACGTTGGTTCGGATATATTCCATAAGCTCCTCCGTCAGCCGCTTGGTTTCGGCCACAACGTCAGAGCCAGAAGGATTGAACTCGGGGATCGTAGTTTCGTTGCTCATAGCATTCTCCTAGAGCTATCGCGGTTGACGCTCCGCGCGGCGAAACCCCGTTTTGGGGAATTACTTGCCAAAGATGCTGAGAAAGAAGGACACCAGCGCGGCCCAGATGCCCTGAGAAGGCACCTCCTGCGCGGGCTCGGGTGCAGGCGCCTGCTTGGCCTTTCGCACAGCATCCATAAAGTCACCGACGCTCACGTGCGCTTTGTTCAGGCTGTCTCCGGCGTAATAGCTTTGCCCTTTACGAACGACGCGAGTGCCGCGACGAACGTCTGTCACAACGGGCAGGCTGGCCCATTCCTTCGCCAGCGAGTTGCAGAACTTCTCCAGTGACAGCTTGCCTTGCAGATAGTCTTGATATCCGCGCCGAAACAGAAGGGTGGTGGCGAGCCGATCCTGGCCGCCCTCGTCAAACATATCCGTCACGGACATGCCCGCGTCGCGATAAAGGCCGCGCAGCGTATCTTCGAGGATCTGGTATTTGCCGGCAGCCTCGCTCATGTAAAGCGGGTCAATGCTGTCCTGCCATGCGAGCACTTCGCCAATGGTCATGGACGTAAGCTGGCGCGGGCGGTGCTTGGACTTAATCCCGCCCCACACGATATTGTAGTCACCGCCGCTTTCAGGCTGAGCGATGAAGTTTAGCAGCGGTCGCGCTTGGGCAACCACCCGAGGGGTGATCTGCATTGCGTCTGTCCTGTTTTGGGGGTATCGTTGTGCGGTGAGCGCGGCGTGTTTGTTCCGCCTTTTTCGCCGTCAGTGCACGGATTACCGAAGAAGGGGGCTGCTATCCGCAATGCCGCAGGTCGCCGCGCTTACTCTCTCAGGAGGCGATATGCAGATTAACCTTGGCTTCGTTTGCTTCAGCTTCAGCCGCACGACTTGGTGGGTTCGCAGGAAAGGTGGCCGCTGCCACATGCTGAAAATGCCTTGGTGCCCAGCCCTGTTTTCAGAGCGTTACGGGCGCTGGCCGCACTATCGCCTTGCTGGATTCCGCTTTGGCTCGCAAGAATAAGCCACCGCTCCCAACTCCGCCGACAGTGATTAGCCTCTCCCCTGAGAGCGTATCTCCACAGCCAATCCACGATCACCACGTAGACAGCCCACACGCGGCATTCAGAGCGCCACGCTGCGTGGGCACAAATGCTCATATCCGGCAAGTCGGGAAACAGGCGACGGTGCAGCATCACCGAAGCCCGCTCGATCTTCATCCACCTTCTGGCGTAAATACGACAGGGCCGGGAGGGCGCTCGCCCTCAACCTCCGTCAGATCCACGCTGGCTCTAAGAGGAATTACGCCGAACAACATCACGCGGCGCTTCGTCATCAGGTAGAATGGCGGGCCGGCATCAAGGCAGCGCTCTGCCCAGTCGCCAAGGCGATACGTGACAGTGTTCCCGGCTATCTCCTGGTACGTGGCCTCTTGCCAGTCACCGGAATTGCATTCGTATCCGTCACCGTCGATCAGCGTGATTTCCGAGCGCCACACCGCGTCTACAGTCCCAAAGGGAAGCTCGCGCACAAAGCGCACGTTATCGCCGGCCACTTGAAGCGAGACAGGGCGGATGAACAAAGACGACGGCAGGCAAAGCCAGAGTGCCGTTCCGATGATGCCAAGGATCACCAGAACAGCCCCCAGTTTGTCCGAGAAGGACCACCGCATGTCATAGGCTGGCCTGTTCATTTGCCGCCTCTCAGTGCCAATATGGCTGCTAGGGCGCCGGCAATGCCACCGATTGTCAGAAACCCCTTGATGAGCCAACGCGCGGCCCAGTTGGATCGCTCCACGACAATTACAACGCCGGCCATGCGCTTTATCAGCGGAGGTTCGCCAGCGGGTGTTGGCTCCATGAAGGCCTGATACATTTCGCGGGACCACGCGTGGCACTCGTCCAGCTTCCTGCGTTCATCATCAGTCATTGCTCAACGCACAACCTGAAAGAAAAAACCGTTGTTCGCCGCGCTACCGCCGCCGTCCACGATATCAACCTGGAAGTTGCTGTTGGTCTGCGTGACAACTTGCGCCTCAGTTGGCGTCCGAGTTCCACCGGCGCCAAACGTCTGCACGATTACAGAATAGTTCGCATCCGGCATCGTCGTGTTGAGGCCGATTTGATACCGCCCCGTGGTGATGCGGGTTGAGGTTACACCGCCGCCTTCGGTCAGCGAGCCGGTAGCGTTTACCTTGCCCCAGGCGCGAGTGGCAAAGGCCGCAGCCGCAGAGCCATAACCCGCATCTACCGAGAAGTCGCCGTCAAGGATCGTGTCACCATTCACCTCCAGCTCTGCTGCGGGCGTAAGCGTGTTGATCCCCACGTGCTGCGTTGAGCCATCGCAGAAAATGGTTGTGCTGTTGCCGGACTGAATGAACACATCGCCTTGCGTGCGGACGCGGACATATCCGGTCGTTTCGTTGATGATAGTGAAGTCGGAGCTGGAACCGTTATTGAAGCCGACATAAGCCTCGCGCGCACCATCGCGGTCAAAACCCATGTAGACGTTGCCAGCCGAAGAATTGACCAGCGTCGCCACTTCTCCGCTGCCGGTGATCGTCGTGGCGCCAGACGCAGAGAGCGTGGTAAACGCACCAGTTGAGGCGCTGTTTGCCCCGATGGGCGTGCCGTCAATCTCACCACCGCCGATATCGACGTTGCCGGCGCTTTGCGTGGCAATCGTGCCGAGGCCTAGCGTCGTGCGCGCCGCCCCTGCGTTGGCGTCATCCAGAAGCGTGCCGGCGAATGCCGTAGCCGCGCCAAGGTAGCCCCACTGGCTTGCGCTGATCGTGGTTGTGCCGATGTTCTGGATCTGCCCCAGCTCGTCATCAGTCAGGGCGTCAATCTCGGCATTGTAGGCCAGAACGTCCGAGCCAATCTCAAGGCCAAGAGCCGTCCTCGCGGCCGACGGGCTAGTCGAACCCGTCCCGCCCACAGCAATCGGCCGGGCTGCGTTCTGCTCCTGCTCCAGATCCTCCAGCGGATCGTTGTGCTGGCTCGCACTGGCCGTCTGGCCGTCTACTGCCAGATATCCGGCTGGAAGGCTGTATGTATCGCCGCTACGGGGCATCGCTGCACCTCATTGACAAACGGGCATCGGATGCCGACTTTCATCAGCATGATGCGGATTCTGTTTTCTGTGATTGCTCTCGGCACCATTGCCGGTTGCGATTTGGCCGAACGAGACACCAGCGCGTGCGAGAGCTACGGCTTTTCGCCTGGGACCGAAGCCTTTGGGAATTGCCTCATGGAGCGGGATCAGACCCGCAAGCAATCAATGGCAGACGCGCTTCGCTCCAGCGGTGACAACTTCAACTCCACACCAGCGCGCACGTGCTCAACTTACGTTTCGGCGCACGGCTCCACCGTTCAGACGCGGTGTTATTGATGGGCTTAGTCGATTTCGCTTGCGCTGTGTTTTTGGGAAACGTGATGACGCTCAGCGTCATTTGGGGTTTTCGGCAATTTGTTAAGCACGACGAGCAGGCGTCATGGAAGGCATACGGAGCGTTTCTCCTGCCAATGCTAGCGCTTGCCGCGAGCGTTTACGTTATTGAGGGACCGCCACCGCAGTTCGACGCACTAAGGCCTCAAGAATCTGCCGCTGCGCCTCAGACCCCTGCATCTGCTCAATAACGGGCTCAAGAGCTTTTGCATCCCCGGACATGAGTGCGCGCGCAATCAGTTGTCGCGTCGGTTCGTTCATGCCCGTGACGGCGGGTCCGACAGCCGCGCCAAGATTCATCGCGGCACTGCCCATCTGAAGGTTGCCTGCGTCCCGCAGCGCACGCCCAACGTTGGCAAGAGGCCCAACATCCTTGATATCTTCCAGATTGTCGGCTGTCCGCGACCCACCTAGCGCCCGCTGATAGGTGTCATACATCGTGTTTTCACGACCCACCCGCCGGCCTAGCAGGCCCGGATTGCTGGCGATTGCACCGGCTTCCTGCTGACGTTTGGTGCTAGCGAATTCACGAGCGGAGTTTGGAGCTTGTGCTTTGTTGCGCTCGATGCTCTCTTGGATGGTATCGCCGTAACCAACGCGAGCGGCGCGTTGCTGGTCTGGCGTCATGCTTTGGAATGTAGGAACGTTGTCAGCCGCGCGGCCGCGCCTCGCCATCTGTGATCCAGAATCGACGGCATCAATGACCCGAGATGCTGAGCGAAACCCGTCATTGGCAGCGCGATACGCATCGCTGGACTGCTCAAGAGCTTGATCCAAGGCGGTCACCAGATTGCTCAACTCGCGAGCTTCATTGCTCCGCCCTGCGCGCGTTGCAGCGCTGATCGCGTCCTGCACGTCTTGCTTGACCCCTAGGACGCGATCAAAATCCGACAGTTCGCGGGACACTCCGTCTGGCCCGGGTTGAGCGGCGAGGCGGCGGCGAAAGCCGGCCATTCGACCATCAATGCTATCTCCAGCAACACCGCTTCCCTGCATGCCACCAATGCGACGATCAATGACGGCAAGTGCATTTCGCACGTCCACCGGCCCCGCATTGCGACGCGCTGCATCATACGCTGCATCGGCAGTGGCCTTCCGAGAACTGGATAGCCTGTCAGTAAGAGATGCCGCACTTGTTTGCGGCCGGTCCAGAACGTCAGATACCGTCTCCTGAAACTGGTAGCCCTCCGGAACAAGGTCTGTCCCAGGCTGACGCGGCTGCCCCCTAAAACCAAAAGCATCATCGACAAAGCCGCTCATTCGATCAGATTGATTTACTTGGCGCTGTTGCAGAAAGCGTGCAAGCTCATCTGCACCATCCCCGCCGGATCGAACAACTCCAGATGCACGACGTTGCCCGGCTTGGCCCAAGGCGTCCATAAGGCGGAATTCGGGCTGACCTTCGGTTGACGCCTCAATCATTTCTGCTGAAACGTCATCAGCGCTTTTCCCGGATTTTTGAAGCGCGGAAGCTATTGCACGACGAGCGCGGTTTTCGCTAGCGCGACCGAGGGCGTTATCCACACCGCCACCGATCATATCCCTTGCTGCGCCTACACCCGCTCGCCCCGCACCAACAACCGCAGGAGCTGCCCCGCCCGCCATAGCCCCCCACAATGCAGCGTTGCGGCCTTCTGTAAGTCTGTCAGAAAGCCCCTCACCCTCCATGCCGCCATATGTGGCGCCACCGAGGCCACCGGCGATAGCAGAGCCGGTCATGCGAGCCGGAAGAGATCCGGCCGCTGCCGCACCACCTGTTGCAACGGCTCCCAACACAGATCCACCGATGTCCGCTCCGAGCGCCAAGCCCGGATTCTCACGCTCCAGCACCTCTTCCTGCTGACGGTAGTGGTCGCGGCGATCAGCATAGTTGACACCCGGCGCGATGCTTTCGACCGCAGCCGAAGTCTCGTCGCCAATCAGCCCGAAGGTCATGGCCTCGCCGGCCTTGTTCAGAAACGAGCCAATGCGCTCCCCAGTGTTCTGCGTGGTCGGATCGTCATCGCCAAACACGTTTTCGCGGATGACCTGCCCCATGCCTTTGGGCTCGGCTCGCTGCCCGCCATCCACGCGCCGCTCGGCCTCGCGAATAGCAGCCCGGCGCAACGCAGCCTTTTGCTCTGGCGTCATCGGAACAGCCTCCTGTCAGCTTCTTCCATCGACTCCCAAAGGCTTTCCCAGCGCTCCTGAGTGTAGCCTTCGGGCGGCGGGGGAATATCGGAGTCGCCTTGTTGCTGAGGTTCAGACGCAGCCTGCGTAGGCTCTTGGCCCCCAGCGGAAACACTGCCGTCCTCCGCAAGGCTCCACTGACCTTCGCCGTAGGCCAGATCCAGCGCGAGCTTCCGATACGCCTTTGCCGCCCGAAGGTATTCCTCAGCACTCGTAGAGTTGTTCAGCGCTGTGACAGCGTTACCGATTGCCTGACGCTCGCCGTCCGTAAGCTGCCCGACTGCGCCGCCCGTCGGGCTGTTGTCGCGCATCCTCTGGATTTCAGAAAACGCCGCGCTGTCGGTAACTTGGTTGGTGCGGTTGCCGAAGTCCACGGCGGCATTGCCGGTCAGAGCGCGGCCGATGTTTGTTCTCCGAAAATCGCCAAACGCGCCTGTTACGGGGAGACCACCGTTCTCGATCTCATCAATGTTCAAGTTGATCGAAGAAAGCGTTGTGCCCAACATCAGCTTTTGCTGCGCCTGTTTGCGCTCCTCAGCCTCCGCATTCTGCTGCCGTTCGATGTCACTGTCCGTTCCAGCCACCGGCGCAGACATGGGCCGCCCCTGCTCGTCAAGGCGGATATTGCCGTCCTTGTCGTAGAGATACGTCATTCCTTCGCCGAGCTTGGACAGGCCGGGAACGGGATTCTGGTTACCGGTATTCACGTTGATGGTTTGGCCGCCACCGCCAATCGTCATGATCTTGCCATCGGGGCTGCGCTGGTAGTTGCCTTCCGGCAGGCCAAGGCTCGCAGCCTCTTCCCGAGACAGCATTTCATATCCTGGATCAGGCGCAGTTTCGTAGCTTTGAATGACTTGCCCGGACTGCTTGTCGATAAGGCCGACGCCATCGACATACTGCGTCTCACGCTGTGGATTGCGAGCGTTCTGCAATTCAATCTGAGCCTGCTCAAGCTGCATCTGTCGCAGCGGATCTTCCGCATCCATAGCCCGTTGTAGCGCAAATTTCGCTTGCTGGCGCTGCTGATCGCTGAGGAAGGGATTGGCCAGAACCTGCTGGATCTGCTGCACGGACGGCCCGTTATAACGCGGCGCGCTGTATTGACCGCCGCCCGACGTGGAAACCGACCCCTGCGAGACACGCGCCGGGCCGCTCCTTCCGGCGTCAGCATTACCAAACCAATGGTTGCCGATTTGCGTCCAGTCTCCGCCGGCCCGCATGCCCCAGTTGGGATCTGCCACATTGGCGTTGTAATAGTGCGTCGCACCGCCCGTTGGGTCTTCATACTGACCGCTGAGAAGCATATCCGCAGCGCGATACGCCTGCTCGGACGGCTGCATGTTTTGCATGTCCAAGCCGCCTTCGCCGCCCGCGTAGCCAGTAACGCTGTTCCACGCGGAAAACTGGCCGGGCTTCATGATGACGCCGCTCAGACCGTCACCGTACCCGCCGTCCGCAACGCGATTGTTGATGACAGAGCCAGCTGCAATCATCCCGCCAAGCCCCTCACCGCCAGCCTCAGCTTGCAATGTTCTAGCAAGCAATTCGCGTTCCGACGACAGAGCATCGGCCGCCGCGCGCGTAGGCCCGCCATTTGCTGCCATAGCCGCGTTGCGGCGGTCACGCTGGGTCATTGCCGACGACACACGGCCAACGCCACCGCTGGTGCTTACGGACGGGCGCGGGCTGTTAAAGACGCTATTGAAGATCTCCGTAGCCGCGTCTTGCCCCTCCTGCTCCTTGCGGTTCGCATGCCGCTGCATCAAGCCGCCAGCGATGCTGTTAGCGGCACTGTAGATGCCTTCCCCCACGTTCTGCGGGGCAGCAGCTTGGCCCATCATCGCCCGAGCAATCTCACGCCGATGCTTGATTTCTTCGGGGGTGATCCCGGTATTGCCGCCAAAGTTATACATTAGAGCGTCCCGATGTATGCGCCGCCAAGAGAGCCCGCCGCGCCAAGAATGCCGCCCATGAGCGCCTGACGTCCGGCCTGCTGCTGCTGCCATGCGTTCAGCCGGCCTTGGTAAGCGTCCATCTCAAGCCCTGCCCGATCCACCGTCGGGATTTGAGACATATTCGGCGTGACGAAGTTCGGCTGCTGCACCTGCCCCGTGCCGAGAAGCGAAGCGATTTCGTTGATCGGCTGATTCCGGAACGCGAACATTTCCTGCAAGGCCGCGCTGCGCTGGTCATTCCGGCGCTGCTGAAGCGCGTTGTAGGACTGCTCCTGCTGGTTAAGCAGGCCCGCGTTGAGTGTGGACGCGTCCATTTGCGCCGCGTTGTTCTGCGTGGCCGCTTGGTTGGCCAGTTGCTGCTCTGCCAGACGCTGCTGGAACTGCTGGCCGCGCGCATCGTTCGCAAACGTGCCGCGTGCAATATCCGACTGCAATTGATCCGCCGTCGCGTCGTTGTAGAACTGCGCCTGCGCCTGGTTCTGGCCGAACTGCTGCTGCTGAGCCGCATTGCGCCGCGTCATGGCATCCGCGCTCTGCTGATATTGCTGCCCGACAGCCTGATTGCCGAACTGTGCGCCCGCCAGATCGGTCTGGAACTGCTGCCCACGAGCGTTGTTGGCGAACACGCCGCGCCCCTGCGCCTGCTGGTAGGCCTGGGCCTGTGCCGCATTCTCGAAACCGGCCCGCCGTGCCTCCAGATCCGCCAGCCGCGACTGCTCCTGCCCGCCGGCAAGGATCGTCTGCATGCGAGCATCATTGGACTGCTCGTTGAAGCGGTTCATCGCCCGGTCATACGCTTCCGAGCCCTCACGAATGCCCTGATTGAGAAGGCTTGTCCGCAGCGACTCGCGGTCCCGATCAAGTTGCGGGTTCAGCCGGGAAAACAGTGCCTCTTCCACGCGCCGACGGTCATCGGAGAAATCCGTCCCGTAGGAGCGGGTAATATCCCCTGCATCGCCAAATTCGGTCTGGAATTGCTGCTGCGGAACGGTCGTCTGGATGTCACCGGAGCGGTCGTCCAGGCTCTGCTGCACTCGGCCGCCGGCGCTGAAGCTGTTGCGATACCGCGCGCCGTCCACGCTGGTCTGGAGTTGGTTGTCGGTGTTCTGAACGTTGCCGCTTGCCTGCTCCAGCCCGTCAACCATCAGGTTGTTGCGGCGCTGGTTCAGGTTCTGCACATACCCTGCGCCAAGGTCACCGCGATCCGGAAGCGCGGACGGGTCCATGCTTGTGCCGAGAAGCTGGCCGAGACGGCTTGAGCTGTCGCGCGCAAGCTCCGCAAGGTTGATCTGCGTGTTGACTTGCGCGTCCTGCAATTGCCGCCCCTCGGGGCTGAGCGTCTGCTCAATCGTCACACGCGGAATGCTGTAGGTGTCGCCGGTGGACGGGTCGGTCCACGTGTAGGTAGAGTTTGGATCATAGCCCGGCAGCCCGCGCTGATATTCCTGCGCCGCTTCGTAGGTGTCGAACGTCTCACCGCCCACGCGATAGCCGGTGGTGTCCGGAGTGCCCTGATTGCCGCCACCCAGCATATTGAGACCAAACTGCCGCTGCCCGTTGTCGTTGACCGTCGGGCCGGAAGCAGTGCCGGGCGTGCCCTTGATCGTGTATTGCTCGATCTGCGGGACGTTGCTGTCGCCAAAGCTGTAGGTCAGCGAGCCATACGGCGTCGTCTGGTTCGGGTTCATTAGAACCGAGTTTGCAACCGCGGTGGTGACGTTCGTTCCAGTCTGCGCGCGCTGGACCTCTTCCGGATCAGGCGGCTTGGGTGCGGATGGTGAACACATGCTAAGCCCTCAGAAGCGATAGACCATGACGGACGAGACCTCCTGAAAGCCCATGCGCTTCCAAATCTTCGCCACTCGGAGATCAGTTACGGGGTTGATGAGAACGCGCTTGACGCCTCGCGTTTTCAGATCGGCCAATGCCGCCTGCACCAGTTTTTTGCCCAAACCGTTGCGATGCTCGGGCACGACATACAACACGTCCTCTTGTGCGATGAGATCGCTGTTGTGCATGTCGTTGGTCAGGTAGACGTTGCAGTGACCAACCGGGCGGCCCTCATGCCGCGCCACGTAGTTAAGCAGGTATCCCGACGAGAACGCCTCGAAATACTCTTTCAAGCGCGGATTAAATGGGCTCACCGGCAGCCCGTCGCGGGCAAACCGCTCACAGGTTTCCTCGTAGTGAGCGCGGTAATTCGGCTCAAGTTCGTGGTAATTCAGATCACCACGCTCCAGCGCAATCTGATAGGTCAAGACGCCCGGCCACCCGCTTCCAGAAGGACATCGACGGCAACCAACTCAACCGGGAGCTTGATCGAGCTACCCGACGAGATCTGCACCACCGGCGCAATTGCGTAGCCCGTCGCCGCCACGCTGCTCCACAGCCCCACAACGCCCCTGCGCGGATCACCGACATTCCGCGCCCAGGTGTTCGTGCCCCATACGCCAGTGCCCCAGATCAGATCGCTGGTATTGACCGCGCTGATGTTGGGCGCCGCCGCAAACGACACGTTGTAATCAACCGATACTTCGTATTTTGCGAGGAAATCCGCGTCCGCGTAGAAGGCGCCGCGCGCCATCGTGGCCGCTTTGTATTGCGTCGGGTCGCCCAAGTCCGAGAACGAGTAGCACACCCGCGCCGTGAAGCTGTCCTCAAGGTCAAAGCCGCCTACGTTAATCTGAATGACCTTGCCATCCTCGCGGCCCACGTAGGCCTCGTCCTGAAAGATCGTCGCGCACGTGCCGACCCAGCCCGTCTGGAACGCCCAGGCACCAGTCTGGAGATTTGCAGTCAGCATGCGGCTGCTGGACGGAAACACCGTCAGCATGAGGTTTTCTTTCGTCCACTTGTGCAGCTCAACGTCTTCGTCGCTCTGCCGAACCTCATCGCTCCACGTCGCCTTGATCGGACGCGACACAGCAGCCAGAGACAGCGCGGCAGGATCTTTCTGGATCGCCTGACTGATCGGCACGATGCCGTCTACGGTCGCCACGAGAAGATCGCCACCGGCCTGCATCGTCGCGCGCTTGCCGATGGGCTTGCCGATGTCGTAGCGCCCCTCCAGCGCCCAGGTCGTCGCGTCGGACGGATCGGACCCGGAATAAACCGCAACCTCGCCCTGCGTGCTGATAAACACGCACTTGTCGTCAATGCCGTCGCCGCTATCGAGGCTCCACGTGCTACCCATGAGAAGCGAGCCGCCCCGACGGAAGATTCCCGCAAGCGTCGTGTCCGATGCCGTCCCGGCGATTGATCCCGCCGACAGATACCAGACTTTCAGGCTGTCTTTCTCGATGAAGAAAAGCCGGTTGCGATACAACCAGACATCCGACAGGTCCGACGTCGTGACGCCCGTTACGCTGAGCGAGCTCCACGATGTGCCGTCGTAGATCCGGCCCTCATCTTCGCCGTTGACGATCACCAGGTAATCGCCGCCAGAAACACCAATCTGCTGCGCGGACCAATCACCGGACGTCAGGCTGGAGACAACTGACGTCTCGGTCGTGGTGATGTCGTAAACCGTATCTGCCGTGGCTGCGTAGATCTTGTTGAGCGTTCCGCTCTTGAACGTGAACAGCGTCTTGACCGGATCGGTGACGTCCGCAAACTCCTGCGTGCCGCCCCGAACCTGTAAGCCCCGTTGCGTGGGAAGGAAGTTTTCCATCCATTCGGCCGTGAGCGGACCTTTCGCCGCCGCCGGCTGGCTTTCTACAATGCCTTGAATGGGTGCGGGCAAGCTGATCCGCTGCGCCTGCGCCCGCTTGATCGGCCGTTTCACGGAGTGATTTTCCACGGATACGCCGTCTTGGCGCGGTAGTTGGGCCGCGATGCCTGCCCGATGATCCGAGCCCCGCGATCCCGCTCGATATCCCGAGCCAGAGCAATCTCCGCATCACGCATTTCCTCAGCGTAATCCAGCGACTTCTGCTTGCGCCACTGAGCGACGAGCATCAGCTCTAGAACACGATCATCCAGCCGGAACGTGTCTTCATCCGCCGTGAACGTGGCCTTGTTGGCTCCTGATGTGGGCGTGATGACCGCGTTGCTGACATACCAGAACTTGGCATCCTCATCCGCATCCAGCGCCGGCTTGTGAACGAAATTGCCGCCGTAAATCGTCCAAGTGCCATAGACCAGCTCATACTCCCGGATATCAAGGTTGAGCCATTCCTCCGGCGTGATGTGCTCAAGCGGGGTTTCCCACTTGGTAGACCAGATCTGAGCGTCCTTCGGCATCCGCAGATAGTCGTCCGGTACGGGAAACTCCGTAGTGCTCCCGTCACCGTCGTGCGTCTCCAGCGTCAGCAGGATCTGCCAGTCATGCGACTGAACGATCTTGTCCGCTGCCTCGACAAGCGCACGGCGCAGCTCGATATGCGTGCGGTCCGAGCCCGTGAACAACGCATCAGGCTGCTCAATTCCAAGCTTGGCCGCCGCGTCCTTCGCGATCTGCAACGCCGTGCGAGCCATTTAGGCGGCGTCCTCTTTGGCCTTCGCCAGCGTCTCGATTTCCTCGATCAGCCGCTTACGGCCCCAGCGCCGATCAGCTTGCACACCAGCGTCACCGAGCATGTTCCGCAGGTCGTCGTCGGTCATGCCGTCAAACTGATCCACAGCGGGCGCTACGGGCGCCTGTGCGCTTTCCAATTCGGCAATGCGGGCCTTGAGCGCGGCAACTTCGGACGTGCCCTCAGCGCGCTTCAGATACGCCTGTGCGGCCTCCACGAGATCTCTCGAGCCCATGCCCAGCTTTCGCATGGACGAGTCCGGCAGCCCTGCTAGTTGCTCGACGGTGCGAACGTTCTGCGCGCGAAGCTCTGCCCGCTTTGCCTCGGTGAGAGACGTCATTTCAGCAAGCGGCGTGCCCGTGACAAGCTCTGCCTCAGCGTCTTTCTTGAATGCCTCGTATGCCGCCGGGAAACGCTCCGCGTAGGTCATCTGCGCCTTCGCGTGAGTTACGTAGTGAACCTCGTGCGCCGGGGCGACCAGTTCGCGCTTGTTGTCGGCCGGAAAGCGGATGCGAACGTATTCGCGATCCTCGAAAATCGGGCGGCCGGCGTCTTTGCTTTGGCGCATGTTTTGAACGGCCTTGCCGAAGAACTCCACGCCCAGTGCCATATCGGGATTGTCCATGTCTCTTGTCCTGTCTGAGAGGAATGCGAATAGGGCGGGCCGTTAAGCCCGCCCCGATTGTGTTAGTCAATGATGAACCAAGCGTAGTCGCCCGAAGACAGCTCTACGCCGGAAGCATTGTCCGCCGACCCGCCGGAAGCAGCCGCAACATACTCGCCGTTGGAAACGGTGATGTTTGCTGCGGTATTGCTGGCGCCAATCGTCGCGTTGGCTTTCACGTACTGATACGTTTTGCCATCATCGCCGAATACGGTTTGCCCGGTTTTGAAGGGGCGCGGCTTGATGCCGGACGCTGCCTCAGCAGCAGTGTAAACGTCGGTGAAGTCCACACCGACCGTGTTGCCGGAGATGTTCGCCATTTTTGAGCCCTCCTTACGAGCCGTTGAACAGCTTGGCCATGTGGATCGGGTTGCGGAGGGTCAGTTCACCGTAGAAACCGATGTGCTGAACAACCGCGTCCTGGTTCACAGGCGTCTGCTTGCCACCGAACTTCGAGAAGTTGCGGTCCTTGTGGTAACGGAAGCAGATGTGATCCGTGGCGATGAAGTAGGAGATGTTCGCCGGCATTGCCGAACCGATCCCGCCTTCGAGCACGATATCCATCGACTTACCGCCGCCGTAGAATTTGAGCGCCGGGAAGCCGAGCTGCGCCGCTTTCGACGTGCCGCCGTCCGTGATCCGCTGAATGCTCTCAGTCGCACCCTCGTAGGCGAGGTAATGCTCCTGCGAAGCAAGGATCAGGTCCGGGCCGGTCTTGGCACGGCTGCGCTCGATGACGATCTGGTTGTAGATCGGCTTGATCGACGTGGACGACACCGAAGTCGCCGTAGTCTGATCCCACGAGTAGGACGACACGTCGTATGCCGACGTCCGCCAGATGGCGTTGTTTGCACGGCTGATGCCGCCATACGTGCCAGTGGTCGGATCGGTCGGGAGCGCGAGTTGCAGACCACCAATCTGGCGACCGGCGTCTGCGGTGCCGTCAGAGTGAAGATCCTCGACAAAGCGGTCCTCGAGTTCCGTTTCGGCCGCTTCAAGGTGCAGGTCCATGATGTTCATGAGCTGCGCCGTGGAGCCGCTGTTCTGGAGAATGTCCTCCATCGACAGCACGACCGAGACCGCCGCCATTTTCGGCGTGAACTCAGCATCGTTGACGAGTTCTGCGGGCTTCGGGTTCAGGAACTGGTAACCCGAATAACGGGTGTAGGTTCCGCTTTCGTTGTAGAGAAGGCGCTCGCGGATGGTCGGACCTTCAAAGGTCTTCCAGCATCCCTTGTCCTTCATGACAGCCAGGAGGACGTTCGAGTTCGACACAAGGTCTTGATAGCCCGTCGAACGATCCTCGATGGCCAGCGACAGCGCCTCTTGGAGGCGTTCGTTGGTGTTCAGAGCCATTAGCTCACTCCATCAGGTTTTGAACTAGAAGCCTGCCGAGCGCATTGCGCGCGCGATGGCCTCTTCACGGTTCGCGGACGGCTTCCTTTGTGCCGGGTTTGAGCCAGCCGTCGGTGCACCAGTCACGGATTTGACCTCGCGGGTTTGAGCCGGGGTCTCGGGGGCAGCCTGTGGCTGCGGAGCCGGGGGATTCATCCGCTCGGCTTTCTCGTAGGCCTCCTGCAAGTCCTTGGCGTAACCGGTGGACAGCATGGTGGCGATTTCTCCAGAGAGTTCTTCAAAGCGCGGGTTCTGCGCTGCGAAGTCCTCGATCTGCTTGTGAACAGCTTGCTCCTGCTGCTGCTGCATCGTCTGCTGCACGCCGCCGAAGCCCTGCCGAAGCTCTTTGACTTGCTGGCGAAGCTGCTGAATCTCCTTGTCGCGCGGATCGCTCTGTCCCGGCTGCTGGCCGGTGAGCATCTGGCCGATCTGCTGCGGGCTCATGCCCATGTTGCGCGCGATCTCGGAGAAGCCCGCCACCGGATCACGGCTCAGCATGTTTTCCAGGTTGATATACCGCCCGAGTGCATCCTCCAGCTTTACTCCCTGCTGCTCGGCCATCTTGTAGAACGGCTCCAGCGGCTCGATGCGCTGCCTATACTGCTCGATGCCCTGCTCCATCTCGCGGACGGCGCGGTGAGCCTCGGCCTTGATGGCTTGCGGTGCGTTGGCCCATTCAGCCTTGGCATCTGCGGAGAAGCGGGACGGCGCCTCGTTGAAGCTGTCCGCCGCCTTGGGCTCGGCTTTTGCTTCCGGCTTGTCGTCCTTCGCAACAAACTTGCCATCAGGGCCGCGCTGCTGCTCGGTCTTGGCCTCGGCAGGCTTCTGCTCGGCCTCTTTCTTGGACTCGTATTTCTTTACGTCCGGCTTCTTGGCCTTTTCGCCTTCCGCTTCTTCGTCCAGATCGCTGAAAGCCTTTTCCAGCGCCTCACGACGGCTGCGCTTGGGCTTTTCTTGCGGCTCCTGCTGCTCATCGGCCTCCTGCGGGGCTTCTTGCTGCGGCGCCTCCTGCACTGCTTCGGGTGCAGGGGATTGTTCCGCCAGGGCGGGTGTGAGTGCTTCTTCTGACATGGTGTCTCCGTCTGAGGGAGTTGCTTACGGCGCGCCGAAGCCCGCCTGGGACAGCGCCTTGGCCGCAGATGCACGGCGCTCGCGCTTCTTGCGCTCTTTCTCCGCAATAGACGGCTGCGCGCGCTTGTGCGGAACGTCATTGCCCACCTCGACAACGCCGGCCCGCTTGTATTCCTTCCGCATTTCCGACTTGCTGTCGTAATACTTGCCGTTGGTCATGCTTTGCAGATGCGGCTGGCTGTCGCCGACCGTAAACGGCGCCTGCGGCTCCATTGCCCGCTGCCCCTGGTGCAGCATCGGCATGCCGTCATCCCCGACCATACGGCCGTCGATATAGCGGTAACGCTCACGCATTCTTCGGATTGTCTCTGATATAACGCTCAGCTACCAAGAGCATCATTTCAGCATGCTTGATGCTTTGGGGAACAGGAATGGTTTCAGGAAATTCCTGAATGGGAGTCATCGGCCAGCAGTTGCACGGACGCCCGTAACCGCCGCCCCCGCATGTTGTGCATGGAACGAAGCTCATTTCACCGCACCAGCATCGCGTAGATGCCCGTTGCCGTAGTGCCGGTTGCCTGAAAGCTGTCTACCTGCGCCGGGAAGTAGCCCGCCTCGACAGTCGGCGTAATCGCCGTGCCGTTCGTCGTGAAGCCGATATCCCCGCCAACCTCGACAAAGAAGCCGATGCACCGCCAGTTGTCCGGAATGCTGTAATTGCCGTCACCCGTCGCAACCCAGACTGGGGCGACACCGTTTTCCGCAGAACTCATGTCGTGTCTCCTAGTGCCACCGCGCGCTTTTGCTCTTTCTCAAGCTCAAGCTCTTCCATATCCAACAGCGCCTGAATCTCTGCCTTCTCGCGCTCAAGCTGCTGCTGATCGACCTTGAGGCCCATTTCCTGCATTTTCAGCGAAAGCTCGTAGCGCTTCACCGCCGCGTTGACCTGAGCATCATATTGCCGCGTCTGCGCTACCTGCTGCGCCTCTGCGCGCTTGGACTGCATTTCCTGCGCCCGCAGCTGCAGTTCCTTCTCCTTGAGCGCCAGCTCCTGGCTCTTGATCTGGTTGTCTGCCTGGGCTTTCTGCGCCTCGATCTGCATTTTCTGCATTTCCGCCTGAGCCTCGGGGCTCGGCTGATCCTGCCCCTGCCCGGCCTGCTCCAGCTTCTTCACGAAGTCATCGACCGCAGCGCCCATGTCACGGCCAGCCCGGAACGCGCCCACACCAAACCGCAGCAGCTCGCCCATGAACTGAGCCGCCTCGGGCCGCGCCTCGATCACCGGCCCCGCCTGCTGGATGAACCCGCCAACCGCCGTCAGGAACTCGATACGGCTTTCCTTCTCCGCTTCCTCGTTCGGGGCAATCGTGCTGTCCGTCTCAACCTCCAGCGCAAACGGACGCAGCCGCTGATTAACCAGAAGCTGCTGCACCATTTCCACAGTCACAATCTGCGGCGGCGGCTGCTGCTGCGCTTGGGCCTGCGCCACGATCTGTTGAGCCTGCTGCTGAGTGGGCATCTGCATGCCCGACATCGCCAGCAATTCCCCGATTTGGTATTTCTCAGCGTAGATCTCGGCCTTGATCCGCAGAACGTCCAAAGCCAGCCGAACCATCTCGGACTGCTTCTCACGCACCCGGACAGAGCCGTACTGCGCCTTGAGGTTCTGAGCCCCCAGCGTCTCCTGCGCCTCCGTAACCCCCCGCATGATGTCGGAGAGGCCGGTGATTTCGTAAACATCCTCAATGAGCTGCTTGCGAAGCTCGATGCACGACTGAATGACCTGGGCGACTTCCGTCACTGGCAGCCAGACGATGCTGTCCTTGAGCGACTGACCGCCCATCGCCGCGAAGTTGGACACCGGCACCAGAATGGCCTTGTTGTCCGTCTGCCTCATCGCCGCTTCAATCGCCTCACCGATCTCAGACGTGCCGGCGGCATAGAAGCCCTTGAGGCGCAGGCTCTCGGCCAGATCACTGATCCGGGCCGTCAGCTCGTTGATCTCGTCAACCTGATCCTTGTAGTAAACAAAGTCTGGAACCGGCTTGAGCGTGCCCGGCTCCAGCGTGGCGTATGCCGGCTTGGGGCACGGGAAAAAGCTCTTTACATCAAACAGCGGCTCCTGCTCGTCCAGAACCTCATCGACGCCCTCGGTGACCCACACGACCTTGCCTTCGGTTCGGGACCAGATCTCCCAGGCCTCGGCCTTCTTCTCCGACGACTTGTAATCGTCCTCGCGCTTGTTCCCGACTTCCTCGCGCTTCGACCGGCGAAACTCATCACCGAACCGCTTCGTGCCTTGCTCCAGCGTCAGGTATGCCCGACGCGCCACCCACCCGACCTCGGACCACTTGCGCCCAGGCTCGTGCACGAAGTCATGCCGATCAACGTGGATCGCGTGGCCATCATCCAGAACCCACACGACACCGCGTGCAGCGAGGCACATATCATCGCGAGCCGAAAGCAGCGTTTCGTGCAGATCGTCCGCCTCGACGTCGTATTCAAGCACACGCTCAAGCAACTCGGCAGCTTTGCGCGGCACCTCGCCAGTGTCCGTATGGCGCGGCATCACGACGGGCGAAGGCGCACGCTGATAGACGCTCGGGCGCAGGATCTCCATGTTTGCCCAGAAAATCTTGAACTCGCGGTCGCCCTTGAAGTCCGCCATATCCGTCAGGGCGGCGTAGAGCTTCGCGATGTTGTCGCTTTTCTCCTGCCAGACGTTGAAAGCCTTCTCCGCTTCGGAGATAGCCTCAAGCCACGGCCGGGATGCTTTCGGCGCGTCTGTCTGCTCGTCGTCTTGCATCAGATGCGCGTCCTCTTGCTGCCGGTCTCTATCTCGGGCGGCGCGATAAGCACCTGACCCGGCTTCGGCTTCGCAACCGTCTTGATCTTCTTCACCGCGAGATCGCGATAACCCTGAGCCGCGTATCGCATTGCGTCTGCGCAATGGCTGGACCAGTCGTGCAGGGGCCTCGGCTTGAACACCTTGGCTTTCTCGTCAAACTCTGTCCGGTAGTGCCGTAGCGCCTCAAGCCCATCCCGGCAGCGCATGGCATCGAACCACATGCGCGGAAGAAGCTGGCGAACACCGTTGATCCCGTCTTCCTGATTGGCCGGCGGCAGCAGGAACGGCTTGCGACCAAGCCCCGCCAGCGTCTCAAGCCTGCTGCGACCCGTATCGAGACTGCGAACCTTTGCATCGTGAGGCACGTAGTCAGTGCCACCCGTCCAGCCGCGCGCCTCAAGCTCCGCGACGTAATGAGGCAGCGGCTTGCCGTGATCCTCCAGGTAATCAATCAGCCGCATTCCGTCAGGCGCGGCCTGGAAAACCCAGATTGCCATGCTGTCGCCAATGCCAAGATCCCACGCCGTATGGATTGGCAACGCGGGCTCCGGCTTGACCTCGGTTATACGTCCCTCGGCCTGAGCGTCAGCCACCAGCGAAGCGTAGTAGGCTCCGAGAATGGCAGCATCAAAGCTGCACTCGTATTCCTGCTCGTATTGCTCGGGCGTCATCGTCAGCCGCGCATCGGCCAGCTCCGCCCCATCAATCAGCCCGCTCTCGGATGCCTTGAGCACCAGAGAAAACCAGTCGTCGCTGCTCTCTGCCAGCTTGTGAACGTCAAAGAAGGCGTTGCGGCCCTTTGGCGTCCCGATGAACGTCGCCCACCCCTTGCGGTCACTCAAAGCAGGGCGAATGACCTCGGCCCATGCGCGCGGGTCCATGTCGCCGTTTTCGTCCAGAATGCAGCCATCCAGATAGATGCCGCGCATCCGGTCGTAGTTGTCTGCACCGTAGAGCCGTATCCGAGCGCCGTTGTGGCCGAACGTGACGTGCAGCTCGCTTTCGTTGGGTGTCGTCCCCGGAATGCCGCTCGTGTATTGCTTGAGATACTGCCAGGCGACGTCCTTGGCTTGGGTGTAGAACGGCGCGATGTAGGCCAGCCGAGCATTTGGCCTGTCAGTCTCGATTGCTGCCTTGATTAGCTTCTGAATGCAGGCGACCGTCTTGCCTGCCCGCCGGTGCGCCACGATGCACGACCAGCGCTGTGTGCTTGTGAGAAAATCCCGGAACGGCTTGCGGGGGATGATCTCGACATTGACGGTTGTCATTCCCCGCCGATTTGAACCTTGAGAACAACGCGATCTGTTGCATCGCCAGTGTCATCAACAGATTTCAGCTTTGGCATCACCCGATCCAAAAGCGACAGGCCCGCGTTAACCTCCGAGGCCGTCATTTCCGGCTCGTTGCCCTCGGCGTGGTCAATTAACCGCTTGAGAATTTTGGAGTTCGCGATTTTAGTTCGATGCTCAGCCCCCATTTGAAAGCCGGGCTGCCTGCCTCGTGCCGCCATGCTGCTGTCTGCGCCGGTTTGAGCGGTCACAGCCTCTTTTTCTGGTTTGAAGTTTTAAGCGTCGGGGTCGTTGTAGATGCGCCAGATAATTTCTTCTGCTGCGCCTTCAGAAACGCCAGCTCCGATCATATGACGAACGATCTTGGCACACCTGTTGTGTTCGCGCTCCATTGGGCTGACCTGCGGGGGCAGAGGCTCCGTCGCATCGCGCCCGGGGCGCAGCGGCTCTTTGCAACAGACCTTAAGCCAAGCGTTGATTTGCTTGATACTCTTTTGCCCGCACCCCGGGGCGCGCAGCATAGTTGCTTCTTTTACAGCCGAAACTGCGTCTGGCGTGATCTCGTCTTCCTCGCAGCCCAAAACGTGACACATCGCCCGGATCGCTCGACTGCTGCATATCTCCCTCATCATGGGAGATACATGATTCAAGAAGACTTCGCTCAGTTCATTTGCGGGCTTTACGCTAGAATATTCTGATTTTGATAGTGCCCGAAGATGGTTTCGGTCCGTAGATTTCATGAAGTTCAAAAACGAACTTTCATCGTAAACACCGTTGATCGCCAAGAGATCGCGAGCTTTTCGGCTGATGTCGTCAATCATTTGAGATGCACCGCTGCGGGTTTGAGCCGTCAGCGCCCCTCGTTAGTGAACCTGCGGGCCGACGTCGCCAAGGGCCGACGTCGCCAATGGCAGCCGCCAGCAATACCGCTTCCATGTCTTCGTTATCCAGGTCAGTGCAGATCCGGACAGTGCCGTCTGTGTAGACTTCCAGCAGGACGTGTCCCGCCATCTCGGCAATCTCTGCCGCGTCGTCGTCCATCAGTGAATCAACGAGATCCGACATTCCGTCGTGCCCATGCTGGCACCTCGCTGTGAGTGGATGGCTGGAATTGCAGTAGCACCAGCCCCGATCCCGCGTAGGGAGCCCCTCAAATTGCGAGGGTGGGCTGGCTTCTCCCGCTTATGCCGGCGGGCGGACGCCGAAACCGCTGCTCGCAGGTAACGACGTCACTTCGGCCTTGTTCGCAATATAGCGCATATGCGGTGGCGGTGCAATAGTGGTGGTGTCAAGCCTTATTCTCTGTCGCCTTTCTGCACGCCCGTCTATAGCCCTGATGATCAAAACCCCAATTTGGAACAATTCGCAGCGGCCCTAAATACCACCTGCCCTGCATGTCCTTTGTTGCTTTCTCAGCATCGCGCATGCGCCGGTAGCTCCCGATACGGTGCTCGTAACTGCCCGTTTGATGAATTATGGCCAGCGGCTTCATGCCCGCCTCTTCGCGTCAATCGGATCAAGCTGCCCCGGCACCCACCCGCCGAACGCCTCGATCTCCACCTCCAGCGACGGGTGCATGTCGTGGGCGTGGTGAACCATCTTCCTAAACCGCGCAAGACGGCCAGCCAGCGGCCCTGTAAGCACCTCCAGAAGCTCTCCAGGCTCATACTGGCACATGGCCGCCCTGTCGTTCGCTTCAATGATCCTGTAAGCCTCTGCGGCTTTCTCTGCGGCTTTTGCGATGAAGGGCTGAACGTGCCGGCGCGCCTCTGCTTCGCTGATCCGCATCGTGGTGGACGAAAGCCCCCGGCAGCGCATGGCCTGAAAGAACTTGTCGTCCGGGATGTCCGCGAACACGTAGTTGGGGCACAGCACCTCCACGATGGGATCGGGGTGTCTGCGCTTGCCCTGCCGCTTGAACGTGATCTTGCGGGGAGCGTGGGCCTCGATGCCGAGGGCGCCAAGCTGACGCTCTACGGCAAACTCGCCCCGCTCTTTCTCAGCCCCCGGCCATGCGGGGATCTGCCTGCTCGTGGTGATTAGTGCGTAGTATGCCATCTGCTCGGCCCCTGTGTGGGTTATCGGTTGGGTTGAACTCTTTTGTTCCAAGCGCTCTTGGGGCCAGATACGTCGTGGTGGTGGCCAAAATCTACGGTGGCACCGCACGACAACTGATCTTCGCAGCCAACCATGTTCGGCCCAAAAACCATTGCTGGCTTCCCGCAAAATGGGCATGGCTTTAGATCAGCCTCACTCATCGCCCCTGCTCCCTGTCCCACCGCTCAAACGGAACCCAATATGAGCCCTTAGGGCCGAAAACCATCGTGCCGCTGATAGTGCGAACAGCGAAGAACCCATCAGGCATAATGGGCGACACAACAACGTCCATCCCGCCAATCTCGCCATGCGTCGGTTTGCTTGTGGTGCGAGCCTCGCCGACTGTTTCAAAGCCGGCTTCACGTGCTATGCGCTCAATCGTCAATTTTTTTTCTCCCTGTCCCACCGCTCCTGCACGACGGCAAAGGCGGCCTGCACTGCATCGCGGATCTCGCGGTCTGGCATGGTGTCGGTGTCAGTCATTGGTGGCCTCCTGCTCAATCTCATCCAGCCGCTTTCGGGCCTCAGAAATCGTGTGAACGTTCTTTGACGTGATGACGCTGGCCTTAATCAGGAAAAACAGAATCGCGATGAGGAAGCCGGCCCACTCCATTGCGCTGCTGTCTGTCCAGACGCCCAAGCCAACCAGGCCAGCGAAAAGAGCAAATGTGCTTGCGTCTCGCATCCATGATTGCAGCGGGGTTTCCGAAACAATGATAACTTCTCTTTCAGCCATCAGCCCTGCTCCTTCCGATAAATCGTGATGCTCGAATTGCCCTGAACGTTGATCCTGTCACGCACCAGGAGCCCCGCGTCGGCCAACTCGGAAAGCCGACGACGAACAGCCTCGCGCGAGCCCTTAACCCGCGTCATCACGTCGTCTATCGTGCGCTCCCGGCCGTCCTTCATCACCGCCAGGATCTCCACCTGCATTTTTGGCAGAGAAAGCGCAGGCGTCAGCTCTGCCTTGCGGTGCTGTGCCCATGTGGCGGCTGTGCGCGGCTTGGGGCGCTCTGGAATGTGGCTGGGGAGAGGGCGGGCTGTGTAGACGGTGTAGGTCATAGAGCGTCTCCGTCCTGATCAGACAGCCAAACCAGAGCACCTCGCATCCATGCGGATCCGTAGGCATCCAAGGGATGGCTGGCGACGGTTGCGTCGTAGGCGTGAGCGTTCAGAAGCACTCTGGCCGCCTGCGCAACTCTGTCGGTTGACGGGTGGTCATGCTCTGTTGGCTGGACCTCCGCCAGCTTGTACCGCCTTTGGCTGCTATGCTTTTGCCAGCGTCCGAAAGACACATGGGTTTCTCCAGCCTCGTCTTCGCCGTACCAAAGCCAAACCGGTGCGGCTGCCGTTCGTTCACGCATCGTCATCACTCGGTCTCCGTGTTAAGCGAGGCGGCCCCGGCTTCTTTTTCCCTAACGATAACCTCGTGCGTCTTTGCGCAACTCGGGCACAGCGCCTTGATAGCGATAGGATCGCAGCCCTCTGTCGGATCGTAAGTCGCGACATAGCGTGAGTCATAAATGTTGGCGTCGTAAAACGCCTTCCCACCGCACACGTCACATTGGTAGTAATCATTCAGCGCCATCGTCGTTCTCCATTCCGGGTGCGTCAGTTCGGCCAAGATCCACCTTCTCAGCAAATGTCCCGACGTTCGGGCTGGCTGAGGTGTGCGAATTTTCTGAGAAAGGGTTGTGCTGGGTGGCGTCCGTCATTCTTCGCTCCCGTCGTCGATCAGAAGGGCAAGATCATCAAACGCTGACGGAGCGGTGTTCTCTTTCATGTTGGAGTGACAAATAGCCCCCCTACCATGTGCCAAATAACCACTCCCGAGCAGCTTGTAGCGGTTGTTCATATTGCGCTTGCCGCGCCCGGTTCTGTAGGTGCGCTTCATCGTGGATAGGCGCCCCACTTTCTCGATTTGCGAGATAGCCCGGATCACCGTTCGGCGGCTGAGGTTGGTCTTCTCAGCAATGCGGTTCATGGACGGGTCGCAGCGCCCCGTCTCCTGATTGTGCGCGTGCCCAAGGTAGCAGGCCACCAAAGCGGCCGCCTGCCCGAGCTTGTGATGCTGGATCGTGTCAAACGCCCACTGGATGCCACGGAAGCTCATTGCCCGCCCTCCAGTGCGCTCAGGATGCGGCGGCGGTAATCTTCCTCTGCGGCTTGCTCCGCCCCCCTCAGAGAGTGTTCGTCGCCAATCCAGCCACCTTCGTAAACGTCGAGAGCGTATCTCCCGCACCCCAAGAGACGAATGCAGTAGAAGGCGGGCACGCCGAACGCGTCCGCTTCAAACATACATCCTTCGTCATCGCTGTGCTCCAGTAGGTCTACCCACTCCAGCGGCTTGATCGCTACAGGGGCGCTGAGAACGTCGCGGGCTTCATAAACTGCCTCAAGATCATAAAGCGTGATCTGGCAAAGCGTGGCCCGCGCCGCCGCCTCAATGGTTTGGCCGTTCACGCTGCCGGCAATGCGCTTGGGCCCGCGCTCGGCGCGCTGCAAGGCGTCGTCCAGCCTAGCCACCAAGTCAGTGTTAGCGGATTGTTCACGATTGTCTTTTGCGGTATCATCCCGCAAATCATGCTCACATGGCATGTGCCGAACTCCTTTTCAGTTTGGCTATGTCTAGGGCTGAGCCGGTGCTACCAACACCGGCCAGTCCGCCTCTAATTCTACAGCAATTCGGACGTTTAGCCAACACTATTCGTCCTCCATTAGCGGCCCATCCGCATTGCGCGTCGCTCGCCAATCGGAAAAATACCGCTTCACAATTGCCTGCACGTTCGGGCTTGGCGTCTTGCCGGTTCGGATACACTTCTTGAAGTTAATATCGACGCCCTTTAGCGCTTTATCATCGCTCGGGATGCTGGCGGATACCCTTTTCCACCAGTGCGCGATATACTCCAGGTCGGGATCGTTGATATCGAGGAACACGCGAGGGAGAGCGTCAGGCTCCGGTTCTTCATTGCTCCACACTTCGACAAACCGTTTCTGCCAGCGCTCGTCCATGAGCCGCATCATGCGGTGTATGGCTTTCCCGAGGTGCTGGCGCTGGGTGTGCTTGTCCTGAGAGGAAAACGCAGTGTATACGTCATCAAAGATCACGTCGCGAATGTCAGCCATCACAGCTCCCCCACATACTGCTTGAACCGCGCCAGACGCTCGCCCTCCAGCGACTCACAGCACGCACGCAACATCGCGCCGATCTCGTGCTTATTCGCCCAGAAGGCCCATTCACGCGCTTGCGGAAGCAAGTCCTCTTGCGGCAGGGGATCGGGCCACCCATATGCTTTGAACACCGCCTGAACACGGCCCTCGGCGATATCGGCCGGGAAGGTGCGGAGAATAACCCCGAGGGCTGTATACCGCTCTTCGTCCGTAAGCCGCGTGAGAGCCACCCTGGAGGCTTCCGCGAGATTTTCCGGTGTGGGATTGCTGATTGCGTCCAGCAGCATTCTCAGCGCCCACGAACGCCTCTCTGCGGCTGTCGGGTATATCGGTGACTGTTCTGTCATACGCCCCCTCCACTCCATTCCTCTACCTGCGCGTTGTAGTCCCGCGCCGTGTCCTCTTGCATGATCGCCAGCGCTTCCTCGGCGCTGTGGATCACATCAACCTGCCCGTTCCACTCGACGTGCCAAAGGCTTTCCATATCGGTCAGCCGGCGTGCTGATGGCGGTTTGTTACCGTCCTTGATTTCAAAGAAAAAATTGCGCGATTTGTAGCCGCAGGCTATGTCAGGGCAGCCCATTCCGACGCGGTGCAGATAAAGAACCGTCACACCGCGAGCGCGAAGCTCGGCAACGATTTCGCCCTGGTTTGCGTCTGCTTTTGCGGCCCAACGTGGCATCTCACATCCCGCTATATTGCCGAATGAATATCGCCCGCGTATCGCCTTCCTCCACCTCGATAGCGTGAGGCATGGCAACGTAGCCCTCGGGCAGATCCACGACTTCCAGAGTGTCAGGGCAGCAGCCGCCCAATGCGTTCGGGCTGGTGATATGCCGCACCGTGACATCGCCAATGGGCATGGTGAAAACCATCACCTCGTCCGTGGGCGCCTCCTGCTGGTTATGCAGAATGATTGCGTCGTCCGTTGCCGTGACGCTCTGTGCGGCGGCTGGAAAAGCTATGAGGGATAGGAGGGCGGCGCGGATCATGATGCGGCCCTCAATCATTCCAAGGCCAAATGCGAAGGTGCATGAGGGCCCTGATTGCAAACTCGGCAATAACTATTCCAACCATTGCTCCGGCGATCATTTCAATAAACTCCATTGACTGCTCCCAAGATCAGAACGGTATCGAATCTGTGTCGATATCATTACTCGCCGGATGGCTTCCCGACTGCTGCCCGTTATTCTGTCCCTGCTGCTGGCCTTTCGGCTCGAAACAGGATACAATTACGTTGCTGCGGTTGTCGGGATTGGGCAGGCCGGCGGGGTTGAACCAGCGATCTAGCAGCAGAAATTGCTTGCCGTCATCGCCGCTCATTACGGCGCCGATATTCTGCCAGCGGGCTTTCTCATTGCCCTGGTTATCGCGGTAAGTGTCCGTCTTGACGGCGAGGTCATACAGTTTGCGAGCCATTACGCGGCCTCCAGTGTAGGGAAAGGGGCGGGAGCCGTAGCCCCCGCCAGTTACGCAGGCAGTTTGGGAGGAACGACCAGGGAGGTTGCCTGCGGGGAAAAGTGCGGAGGGGACAAAGTGCCCGCCTCCGCGACCCGGCGGGGGGATGTCGGGGTCATTGGGTTTCCTCTTTGGACTCGCGGAACTTCTCAGCCGTGAAAGCACCAGCCGCGTATTGATCCGCAATGAAGTCGGGGCACATGCCAGCCAGAGCGCACGCACGGCGATAGTCCTTGCCGCGCTGGGTGATCCAACGCTCCGCAATAGGCCGCTCTCTGCGCGCCTCTGCGCTATTCTCGCAGCCAACGGCGTCCTTGATCGCGCGGACGACAACGGCCTGCCACAGCTCCTGCATGCCGGCGCTCATTGGGGAGCCTCGTGCGGCTCGAAAGTCAGCGGGTTCTTGAAGTATCTCGTGCCCGAGCGCGCTTCCTCGGAGCGCTCGTCCGCCTTCAGAAGCTCTTTTTCCAAAGACGCCAAAGAGAACGGCCCGCTACGCCCACGAAGGCGCTCGCTGTTGAACGGTTCAAAATCGTCGGTAACGTCCACGGCTGGGGCGACGACTGAGAAAGCATCGCGGATTGCCTCCAGATCGCTGACCCACTCGCCATGCGTGACCCAAGGCAGCAGCCACGAAAGCACGTGACCCTCGAATGCCTTTGCGCGCCAGAAGCAGCCGCAATCCAGAACAATGCGCGGGTGCATTGTGTGCGGCGTCTGACCGGCCAGCTGTTGCAGCCGCTGCGGGACGCTGACTGTGTGCCCGACTTTATACATCGGCATGTCATCAGGCTGGAACGCGTAGAGGTATCCCGTCATTGCGCGCCCCCAGCCACAAAAAATGCGTCTGCATACTTGAAGGCGGAGCCGATTGTTTCCACTTCATCGGACAGGCAAGAAACGTCGTGCATCAGCTAGCCTCCTCAGAAGGGGCAGCATCGGACGAACGGATGGATGCATGTGCGAAGATATTGTCGGGGCATCTGTAGCCCCGATCCTGTGCCGCGTCTCGCAACGCCGGATACCAAGACCACGGAAGCCCGCCACGAGCCTTTGCGTTCGTGACAGCCTGCGGCGTCCTGCCAACAATGTCGGCGACAGATTTGGCGCCGCCCATATTCTGTATGAAGTCGTTCAGCCTGCTCATGGCCCTGCATAATACACACTATCTGTGCAACAGCAAGTCCAAGTTTTCGCGATGGGGGCTACAGCCTAACTGTGCGACAACGCCGGACATGAACGCACCGGCCAAACAGCCCCACCCCTTTGCAGACGTAGGCGCGCGGCTGCGGTGGCACCGCGAGGAAGTCGCGGGCCTGACTCAGCGCGAGTATGCAAAGCGCGCCGGGCTGAACCCGACGCAGTATGCTAACTGGGAAACTGGGTTATCTCACCCGTCGATGAACGGTGCGAAGGCGCTGCGGCGCACGTTCGGGTTGTCGATTGACTTCATCGTAGAGGGCAACCCCTCAGCATTGTCGGCCAGCTTGTATAGCGCCTGGATAGCGAGCCCCTCGCACAACTCCGACCAGTAATCTGTCGTCAGTCCAGTTGCGTTGGCGATGCGGCGAACCAGCTGCAAATCGTTCATAGTCTATCCCGTACTCATGTGCCTGTAGCCTTGTAAGGGTTACAGCACGCAACGTGCGCGGGAAAGGTCCGTTTTGGACCGCTTCCAAGCCCTGTCAATATGACGGCGCACAACACCTCGTGACAGCCCTGTGTCCCTGCTGATCCGGCGAATGCTGGTGAAGCCGTGCGCGCGTATGTGCATCTCGACAAGCGAGCTGTTCAGGTCGCCAGCCACCCGGCGGCACCCCACAAGTATGGTGTATACCTCGTTCGCGTTCAGCTTCTGCATGCGCCGAATCTGGTAAGCAATCTTGCAGATTCCATGGCACCAGAATCGGGCGCCTGTGCGGGCTGTACTAATAAACTGTAATACACCCCTTGTGTGCTAACTTTATCTGTAGTACGTTCCTCCTACACCAAACGCACAGGAGGACACCAAAGTGAGCAAGACCGCTGAATGGGGCACCGCCCGCAAAGTCCGGCATGATGCCGAGAAATACATCGAACTGATCGGCAAGACGACGGACAGAACCACCGCTGCATCGCGAGAGGGGTCACATGCCACCGCTGGCAAGCTGTCGAAGCTAGTCGTTTCGACGGAGATCAATTTCCAGCCTTACGACGGCGCCACAAATTACCACCGCGACAACGGCTTTGACGCCGCCTTGTCCGAGGTCGTTCGCAAGCACTGGAGCAACCTTTGCCGTGAGGCGCTTGACCTTCTGCGCGAGCGCGAGCGTGAAGCCGCAATTGCCGCAAAAGCAGAAGTTGCGGCTCAGCTTCGTGCAATCGAGGAAGCCGAATTCGAGCGGGGTGCAGCATAATGGACCCCCGCAGCATATCCGAGCGCATCCGTGACAGCCTGAACGCTGGCTTGCCGGATGACTACATGGCCGATTGCGCCGAGTTGTTTGTCGCCTACCAGATCCACCGTCACGCGCGTTCTGTGGCTGTGTCTCTGCCGGCTCCTATTGGGGGGCGGGAGTGATGGGAACCCGAGCACTCATCCACGTTCAGGAGCGGGGCGAAACGCTCGTTACCTGCTACGCTCAATACGATGGATACCCTGACGGCGTTGGCGCAGCTATTTACCGCAGCCTTGGCCGCCTAAAGCTAGTCAACGGCCTTCGCGGCGAGCCTGACGTCATGAACGGCGTCAAATGTGCGGCGGCGATTCTTATTCGAGACATGAAAGAGCGCCCCGGCGGGTTCTACATCTACCCGCCCAACGCTTCTGACGTGTGGGAAGAGTTCGTCTACACGATTGACGGCGACACCCATGAACCCGGCAACGGCCTTCACATGAAGGTTGTTGGTTACGGCGATACGCTTTTCGACGGCCCGCTTTCTGAGTTTACACCAGAGTCGTGCGACGAAGGCGGCGACGCATGACCGCCCTCGCCCCCATCTACAAGTACCAGGCCATGCTCTCGGCAATCCGGGCCGGCCGTGCTCCGCTGAACTCAGAGCGCCCGCTGTATATCAAGCACGCAGACAGCGAATGCAGCGCAGACGGTGTGTTTTCCGTCGAGGCGTGGGGCGATGCGTCTGTCACGGCGTATTTCGATCACGAGCGGGACGAGCAGCCAGTCGGCAATAACCCCGGCAACATGGCGTGGTTCAAGGTGCCTACGCTTGTTGCCGTGGAACTGGACGACGGCGAAAGCGCGCGGATGTTCATTCACCGAAGCGAGTTGGAAAGCATCGTGAGCCCCGAGGATATCGCGCGGCTTGAGGATGCACATAGCGAGGAGATCAACGGATGAGCCTGATTGATGACATTCGCAAAGACCGTGAGGCGGGAACGCCGGGCCCTTGGTCTGCCTTCACAGACGACAACAAGCCGCACACAAACATCGTATCCCCAACGCCAGTTACTCAGTGCGTATTTTCGCTAAATGGCCGACACAAGCGCGAAACCGATATTCGGCGTATCGCCCGCGTCCCCGACATGGAAGCCGCGCTGTTGGCTGCGGAGGGATTGGCCTCGTGCGTCGAGTCTTTGGACGACCCAAGGAACGAAGAAGAGGCCAACGAGATTTACGGCGCCATGCTGGCTGCGCTTCGCCGCTATCGCGAGGCCGCAGCATGACCCTTCCCGCCTCTCTCATAGCATATCTGGATCACCTGGATATCTGCACCACCAACACAGCGGATAAGCCGCGCCCGTTCAACGGAGATTTTTGATGACCTGCACCCACGGTATTCGCCTGAAAAATCCGTGTGCACTTTGCGATGCGCTTGATTGGACCGAGCGCATGCTCACCCGCGCGCTAGACAAGCCGGACTCCGATCTTCGCAAAGAGATCACCCGCGTTCGTGACCTGTCCACTATGCGCAAAACCCAGCGAGACAACGACCCTACGGAGTGCTTCTGATGACTTCGGTTTACACCAGCAACTTCATTGGCGACGATCTTGTCGCGTCTGTCACGGAAGCAAAAACGGGCCTCACGTTTGGCCCGAAGGACGACACCGTGCTTCACATCGCCGGGCTTCCCGAGCACGTCGTCAAGGCCACCGCGGAAGCATTCAATCGCGCAATGCGGGCAGAGAAAAAGCCGGACGGCAGCTTTGTCTATCATACGGACGCCGGCAACTTCCTGATTTCCGATAACGATTTCGCCCCAGGCTGGATGTGGCAGCACGAAGATGCCGAGCGCGTGCCTGACGGTCATGGCGGAATGGAGAACGCCGGACACTACGGTAACGCCCGCACTTTCGAGGAAGCAATGGCGGAAGTGGACGATTGCGTTGCGGAGATTCTGGACGACAGCAATTGGCGGATCGTCGGTGACGTTCTGCGCACCATGCAGGAGGACGTGGCATGACCGAACAGAAGCAACACACGAACATCTATAGCGCGCTTGCAGCGGCTCAGATGGAAATGGAGCCAGCCCGCAAGACAGCGGATAATCCGCATTTCAAGAGCAAATACGCTGATCTCTCTGCAGTTGTGGATGCTGTCCGGCCTGCTCTGAACAAGCACGGCATAGCCTTCTTCCACACGGCGCTGCAAAGCGAGTTCGGCCACACGATGCGGACCGTCCTGCACCACGGCGAAAGCGATACCAGCATCCACTGCGACGTGCCGCTTATCATCGGGCGCCAGGATATGCCTGGCTACAAGTCGGCCACCACCTACGCCAAGCGGATTGGCCTCGAAAGCGTGACTGGTGTTGCGCCGGAGGACGACGACGGCAACGCGGCTGCGGAAAGCACGCGCAGAGCACCGGCCGATGATCGGCAAATGTCATGGGCTGAAACCATCATCGCAGAGTTGCCCGAGACGGCGACCGAGCACGACAAGGCCGACGCCATCACGAAGGCGATCAACGCGCAGTGGAAGCGCAAGAAAACCGCCGGCGAGTTGTCCAACGAATGGGACCGCCGGGCAAAACTGATCGCCAATCTCAGGGACCGTTTCCCCGATATGCACGCCAGCATCGTGGACGGCTACGAGAACCGCATGAATGACCTGACAGCGGATGTGGCTGCGCAATGAATGACCGCACCGACCAGCAACGCGCAGCGGACGCCACGCAATACCTGATCGACAGCGCCTACAAGCTGGGCGCCGCCAAGGGCGAAATGATCCGCGCAGAGCATATGGTCGGTGTGGCCCGGCGGCAGGTGGTTTTGCACTCCGATGCCAAGACAATCGCGGAGAAAGAAGCGGAGGCTTACGCATCGCCGGAATACCGCGAGGCTGTTTCTGCATACGCGGAGGCTGCGACGGAATACGAAAAGCTGCGGGCGTCTCGTGACGCAGCGCAGGCGCAGATTTCTTACTGGCAAACCGTGAGCGCTAATCAGCGGGGCGCGGAGAAAGGCTATGGGAGCGCAGGATGACCCTAACTCGCCGGAAGCCACTGGCCCGCACAGGCCGCCTAAAGCCCGTCAGCGACAAGCGCCGGGCCTACTGGAATAGCCCGGAGGGGAAAGCCGGCCTGGAGCATATGCGGCGCGTGCGTGAGTTGCCGTGCGTGATCTGCCAGCGGTGGGGCTTTGTGCAGACATCGCCTAGTGAAGCCCACCACGCGATCCACGGACGCTACAGCGCCCGCAAAGCGCCGGACACTGCCACCCTGCCGCTGTGCTGTGAGCATCACCGAGAAAGCAACGACCCCGCCAAGATAGCCCTGCACGCCAACCCGTCGCGGTGGAAGCGGGAATACGGAATGGACACGGATTTCCTGCCGATTGTTGCTGATCTTTTGGCGGGACAGATGACGCCGATTAAGGAGGGCGAGTGATGAGCCAATACAGACACCCGATGCGAGATGCACCGCTGCACGTATGGGAGCGTATTGATACCAACGATGGCGGGCCGCACTTCTGCGCAAACTTTGCCCCGCAAGAAGATTACCCAATCGTTTTCACTGGCAAGACGGTTCAAGAGGTTGTGGACAAGGCCCTCACCTTTCAAGCCCACACCGTGGAAAAGAACGAAGCTGCGTATATCGCCAAGCGCGAGAATGCAGCAAAGGCACGCGCGGCCAGAAAGTCAAAGGCAAGCTCGTGAAACCGATGACCGAATGGACCTCCACCGAGATCGCAGAGCACATCCGAACCCCGGAGGCGCTGCCCGGACTGGAGCCGCAGGAGTATGAGTTCAGCAAGGAAGGGCGCGCGGGAGTGCCTGGGTCCGGGGTAATCAAGGCGCTCTTTGTCACCGTGCTTTTCTGGTGCGTTGTTGGGGCGACGCTGTTTGTCGTGGTGGTGCTGTGATGGGTAAGGCTTTGGAGCGGATCTGGTCAATCGCGTGCTTAACGATGGGAGTCGCGTTGGCGGCGATGATGCTAATTCTCCTGCTGAATACGCTGGTCGTCTTTGGGCGCATGTCTGAGATTATTTTGACCGCCATAGGCGTTTATTGATGGAGCGGGTGATGGGTGACGAGATGAAAGCGCCGGAGCGTATTTGGGCCGAAAGTGATTACGATCACGGCTGGTATTACCCGCGCGGCGAATGGTTTGCCGAATATGCGCGGATCAAAGACAATGATGCCGTCGAATACGTTCACGCTGACTTGTATGCGCAGGAGCGGCACGCAAAAGACTTCGTGAAGTCCGAGAACGAAATCTTGCGCCGCGAGCTTGCCGAAGCCGAGTCCCGCGAGCGCGCCGCCAGAGCAGATGCGTATGCGGAGGCGCTGAGGGATGCGGCGCAACACGCTGGGATGTGGGGATCGGAGGAATACGAAACTCACGGAATCAAAGACGGCTCAGCAGAAGATGAAACTTACGGGTTGGCGAGAATTGACGCTGTTCAAGCCATCCGCGCCCTCCCTACCCCCCCCCCCCCCCCCCACCCCCCCCCCCCCCCCCCCCGCCACGCGACACCCCCACACCGCCCCCGCCCACCCAACCGCGACAGGTCGCGAACGCGGGTCGAGCGGCCTGAGGACCAGCTGGCCGGCAAGCACGTGACACGTACGGACGCGCAGGCTCTA